GTTGTAGTTCTTGATTGTTGCATCTCTGTTCTTTGTATTCAGTTTCAAATCTTGTGTCGATGGTGGACACTTCATTTCTTCAGTAACAGATTCACCCTTTGCACGTTTCATCTGGTCTGGTGTCGGTGCGCCTTTGTCACCAACTTTTCTCATCTTCTCACCAGAACCTTGTTTGATTCTTTGTCTCTTCTTATGGATGTTTGCCCAAAGACTTTCATCTTGCTCTTGGCCAGGTGTTACCCTCTTTGTATAATTTGCATATTCATCTGTTCCTTGTTCATATGCTTCTGATTTTTTAGCACCTCTTGCCTTTGCCGCCAAATCTTTATCTGCGCCGCCCCAAGTTCCTTTAGATTTGGTAACAAATGAGTTAACTCTAGCAAACGCCCACTGTTGAGGTGTCGTTCCAGGCCTGTGTCCTGTACGCCATGCAGCCATACCTCTATTGTAAACCTGTTTTAGGATTCCATATGGAATACCCGATTTCTCTGACTTCTTAACCAATCCATCAATTTTTTCGTCAAGAAAGTCACTTAATGTCATTGGCATTGTTTCGTCTCCAAACATTTTTTTGTATTTCAACGTGTGTTTTGAAGGTTTTGTTTTTCCTTTCGCATCGCCAGGGGCAGGTTTGTATGCCGCTGGATTATCATCATCCATTTTTGCACCTTTTCTAAAATGTGCAGCTCTATCATCTTTTGTTGATTTTTTCACGCCAGAGTAGTATTTTGCTGGTTGTGTGCCTGGGTCATCTTTAACATCTTTGTCTTGTCTGACCTTTCTTAATTTTTCTTGGTGTATTGCACGTTTTGGTTTTCGCTTGCGTTGACTACCACCTTTATAATTTGGATTAGGAACTCTTAAATTTTTAAGTTTTCTATCTTGAACAGTAGGGCGAATAGGTGTACGTTCATCAAGCGTAATTTCATGCAACCACGCCTTATGTACTTTACCATCACAATCATTGTATGCAATATAGTTTGTTCCTCTTTGAACGATTCGTCCTTCGATCCCATTTGCTTCTACAAGATCACCAATATTCCAAATTTTTCCTGTAAGATATGCATCTCTTAATGTTTCATATTCATCCATGACACCCATATCTTTTTCTTCACGAATGCCCATATACTTACGAATATCTCTGTACAGTTTTCTCTTGTCTCTAAATCCAGCTGGAAGACCTTGTTCGAAAGACTGTAAATCACCATCTTGTGCAGCCGCTCTCATCTTAGATGCAGACATTCCTTCTACACCTTCAGCGTCTGGGTCTCTTTCACCAGCAGATACTACATCAATTGAATTAAACTTATAGAAACCATGTTTCTTACCCTCGACACCATTGTAAGTTTTAAGAAGTGTTTCAAACTCTTTTACTCTGTCAGAACCAGCAACCATCTGTATGTCTGTAAACCCTTGATTATAGAGTTTCACAGCAATGTTGATTGCAGTAGTTGCATCCTTATCTGCAATGATACTTGATTTATGTCGTGGGAACATCTTCCTCATGTATGCAACTTTAAGTGCATGAGGAAGTGGGTCTTTCTTTTGATTTTGAGTAAAACTTGGATAGATTCTATACTCTACGTTACCAGCAACTTGTCTTGTTTTATCGATCAACTTTTCATGACCGATTGTTGGTGGATTGAATCTACCAAATGCAAAAACGATAGCTTTAGCAGGTTGCTCGTATAAACTAAACTTTTTTATCATCTTTGTCCTGCCCCGCTTGTTGTCTCGCTTTCTTAACTTTTTCAATCTCACCCTTTTTGACTTTGATCATACTTCTTTTTGCAATCTTCGCAATTGCACCACCATATTTGGCTTGGATAATCTGATCAGTCTTCATTTTCATCTGAGGTGACATGTTATCATAGTTGGGGTAGAACTTTTTGACGATTGCTGCTTTCGCCAATTTATTGGCCTTGATTCTTTGTTTCATTGGAGATGCAATTTTCTTCATCGCTCTGGCCTTTTTTGCCTTAAATGCAGATGACTTTGCCAGTTTTTTCATACGCATGCTGATCTTGCGTCTGGCAGCAACATTGATTGCTCTCATTTCCTTTAAATCGGATGTTAACTCTTTAAAATTTTTCATCTATCCCATGCCTTTATTGCTGTAAAGTTGTTGAATGAAAACTCCATTCTATCAACCAGTTTTACAGCGTTTCCTGATAACCTATCTATTGCAACATATCCCTCTGGGTTTACCACTTTATATCCATTATCAGTACGAATAAATGTATCAGTTAATTGTTTAACACTATTTAGTTTCTTTACGATTTGCATCTTAGCATCAATCATGTAATTTTGAAACATAACTAACTGCTTTAAGTTTCCTACATGTTTTCTCATCTCTCTGACATACTCTGTCTGAATCTTTTCATATTTCTTTTTGCCAGCATCTGACTTTACTTTATCAACTTGTTTCTGTAATGAGTTTGAAACCCAGTTAACATATTCTGCCGCGTGTTTAGTTGGATTAGTAACTTTCTGTCCTTGTCTAACTTTACTGTTTGTGTATGTTTTCCAAGATGCACCTGCAAGATTTCCTGTCATGGAATCTTGTAGTTTAAGGAACTTTCTCAACATGGTTGCATCGATATTCTGAAAGGTTCTTCCAACAGAGGAGAGAGATTGAGTTACAGCCTCTGTTTCTTTTGTATTCATCGTTGCTTTGCCAGACACATCTTTATATGTCGCGTCATCCATCCATATACTACTTGTCTTTTTAAGTGATGAGATGTCAGCGCCAAATCCTGCCTTCATGTCTGCAAGTGTATCCCCCTTGTATGTTGTGTGCCACACTACTCCAATACTTGATTTACTGATGGACTTACCAAGATCAGAATCAACAGGAACAGCATATACAATAGTGTTTGGTTGGAAAGTATAATACTTCTTACCATCGATTGTTTCAGTTTCGACATCATCAGTGAACATAAGGTCGCCTTGAAGTACACCTTTAATACCCAATTTTGAAAACTCTCGTAATGCAATTTTAAACTTTGAATTAAGTTGCCCAGATAGATCATCGTCTACTTCACTTTCTGATTTGTATAGTTTTGGATTGACATTAAACACAGACTTTTTTGCAACAAAGAACTTGCCATCTGCTGGATCAATACCAGCAAAGATTGCTGGTGCGCCATCCCATTTAACAGTCATATTGACTGAACTTCTTGATGATCCTGCCAACATGTCTCTTAGACTTCTTAGAAAATTAATTGCAGCACGTCCACCGTCCACGCCGAAGTTGATAATCTCATCTTCGATATGTTCAAGGTGTAAATTCTTCCCTGCTTTATTTTCAATCAAATTTAACATTGTTTGAAACTTTAACATTCGGTTCTAACCCCAAATAACTCATCATGTTAGAAGCACTTTTCTTAAAGAATCCAGTAATTTTTTTCCATGTTTTTCTGAAAAAACCTCTCAACTTTGTTGTCACTTTATTAATAAATGATGCTTCTGTCAAGAGATCACCCTGTGCAATAATCTCCTCGTTCATAGCATTTACAATCAGTGAAATGACAGACCAATAATTATATTCACCTGTTTTTTTACCTTTTAACTTCCTTGATGATGTTTTAAATCTTGCTTGTAACTTCATCGCATCTGCAATCTTTTCACAATATGCATCATCATCAACACTATGGATGGAAACAGTTCCACCATCATGTGTTGCAACTAACATGTATTCTGCAGCTGCATTATCCTTTGCACCAAACTTTTCAAATCCTGACATTGCTTCCCTTGCAAAAGCGATTTTAAATTCTCGACTTTGTTCAAATAGT